AGTCCGTGGCCTGAAATTGTTTCTCAATATATAAATTCATCATTTCCTGGAATCCCTCGAGCTCTGGATTCGGCAAGGCCACGAGCTGAGATACCTTTTCCGCCACCGTGTCAATTCGAATACATTCAGATTGTAGACGTTGATCTAGCCTAATAAGTTCATCACCTGTATCCCTCATGTAATCTAAAAGCTGCTTACTTATTGAAGTCCAGCGTTGAATTGGTGAATCTCCAGATTTAGATTTCATTAATTCTTCAATATAGGCGTTCAAGGACTCCGTGCCATTTTGCGGAGACTCCAAAATATATTGTTTGAAGAATTGCGGAATTTGTCTGGTGGTATCGTAATTTGACAACTTCCCATATTTTGTTAGCAGAGTATGAGCGATTTTCAGCGGTTGTCCATCTGGAAGCGGCTTCTCAAAGAATTGCAGAATCTTTTCTTCATGATTCTGAATTACATCCTTTATCTTTCGTCTCCATTGTCTAAACTGGTGTTGTTTCTCAGCGGCCTCAGAAACATGATAAAGAATAACATTAGATACTGCGACCTTCAAGGAAGACTGTGGTTTCATATCAGTTGTATCTGCATCCGGGAAATCAGCGGATGCATATACAACTCCACCCTGAACAGCTCCTCCATATTCCCCTTGGTCTCTCTGTTCCATTGTTCTCCTTGACCCAAGTGAAAAAAATAGTATAGATATCACGTGCACAGGCATAGGCGTAGCCATAGGCATAGCCATAGCCATAGGCGTAGCCACAGCCATAGCCACAGCCATAGCCATAGCCATAGCCATATTAGAGATCATCAAGTGTCAACTCCCTCTCCTTCTTGGCTGCAACCGCCCGATGAGATACCTTATTCTTCTTATCCACTACCACCCCTTCCTTCTTTCGCTTATCACGCTCTGTCTCATTTGCATCTGATGAGGTATCCGTGCCCTCATCATCATCGCCCTCTGCATCTCTGTCAAACAAGTCATCCTCCTCCGCCGCCGCTGCCGCCACTGCAACCTTCTCCGCCTCCTTCTCCTTCCCCTCCCCCACTAACTTGGAAATCTCAGAAACTGTCTCAATATTTCCAAATATGCGAGAATCAATAGGCATACAGCTACACAGAGGTCTCTTAAACAATGGAGGAAGAGCCGCTGCCGCAATCTGGCAAGGAACTGTATGAATAATCATCTTCTTCAACTCACTGAATTGATAGGAGTGAAATTTATCCAGAATATCCCCACGGTCACCTCTGACTCCCTTAGCCAGATCACTCTTTGGAACCTCACAGTCTCTCAGACTCACCAGAACAATATCACCCACCTCAAATCTCACTGTCTTCTTGACTGATCTGCAAATCTTGCAAATACGTTGCTTATTATCCTGGCAATAGATCATTGCATTCAAGTCACCAAGAAGTCTCACCAGCCTACCGACCATCTGATCTGGCATAACCTCAATGAATTCTACCTCCTCACTCTCACCCAGCTTTGTCTTCCCCTTTCCACTCTTGTATCCTTTACCTCCACGAATATTTGGCATACTAAGTTGTTCAGTAAAAAATGTATCAATTTTCAAGGCATCTCATGTCTTTAATCGTCATACATCGCATAGAGCACATTAGGCCTCATCACCACCTTCTCGTCATCCTTTGCGAACTTTGCCCGCGTCTTCAGGCGCCGCACAGATCGCTTCTCCACACTGACCCACTCACCCTCCTGGGGCTCATAGGCGGTTCTGAAGGGGTCAGGGTAGTTCACCTGCTCAGAGAAGAAGTGAGGCTCAACCAGTGGCCTTCGCTCACTGCAGCAAAGAAGCTTGCAGTGACCCTTCTTGTTATTGTAACGCTTACTCTTTGATAGCAGCTCAGAACGAAGAAAGAGCGCACCTACAAGTGGGCTACCATCGGCCCTGTAGAGCTGGACCGCCTTGGCAGCCTCGGCCCTCGTTGCAAAGAGAGATGCAATCTCATCCTTGCTCATGACGGGAATCTCCTGCTTGGGATTGGACCTGTTCTGGTTATTCTGGCGACTCATGATGGGTGTGCAAAAAATAGGGGCTGCCGGCAATTCAATTTTACGTTAATGATTTGGCCTAGGCTAAAGTCTCTAGGCCTTAGCTTTACCCTTAGTCTTGATAACCCTCTTTGCAGAAGATTCCGTATATTCCACCTTCTTACCAATGAGCTCACCAAAGGCTTCCAGAATTCGCTTATCCTCCTTCTTAGATGAACAAGGTAAATTGTGGCTAGCAAGAGTTGCACGAATATTCTTTCCCTTCTCATCATCTGGCACCTCAATAACCGGATCACCATGAATATAGGGAATGTGCTCTTTCACTCCCGAAGTAATCCGTGTAAGGGAGTCAATCTTATAATGACTCAGAACGCTCGTGGGAATGAGCTGCTCTACGAACTCCGGCTTTCTATAATGCCACGTCTCTCTATCAGGGCACTTTACCGTGGTATGTCCATGGATCTGGCAGATACTACAGTATAGTGCAGCTCTAATAGGACACACTAAGGGATCATGTTGCTCAGTCTTGTATAGCTTAGAACAAAAGTCACACATTGTTGCAATTTTATGCCACGCATACGAACTCAATTTTATTTTTTACAAGGGGCAAATAGATGGCAGGTGAAATTATAGCTACACGAGATGATCTTCGTGAGCTTTTTCAGATTTTAGCTTGTTGTGATACATTTCACGATTTTAAAGGGGGGGAACGTGGTAAGAAAGCAAAGAATGAAGAGGGCGATAGTCTGAATTTATCATTTGTTGGTATAAATTATGCAGAGTTTGCAAAGGAGATTATTGAACGCATGTATCCAGGTTCTGGCGCAGTTGATGCAATTAATCGAATTATACTAATGAAAAATAGATTTAAGGATGGTTCATTCGAAAATGCAATGTATAGAGCATTTAGCACAATTGATAATGAGTGTATATCACTTCTTCCTTCTAGCCCTAGAATTAAGGCACATCTTCGTAGTGTATTTGGCCTAGGAGAAAATGAAGCACCTACATTTCAACAAATTGATCCATCCTTCTTTCTTGAAGAAACTAAACTTGTTCAAACTAGCACACTAGTTGATTTTGTATTACCCCGTGTATTATATACACTTGAAACCGCCGCAAATATAATTAAATTTATGAAAGAAGTATACTCTGGTTCAGTTGAAGTTAAAGATACAGTGTTAAAATTTGTAGAAGATGCATCAGCATTCCCTAGAGATATTTTTATTACCCAATCATCTGAACATTTTATAAAAATACCAACATCACAATCAAAATGGGATTCAGGTGGATACAGTGGATTTGCACGTGAAGATGGCACTAAGCCAGAAGACCAGCGGGCATATTCTTTCATTACATATTATGAAGATATCCCTAATACTGCAAAATTTACAGCGAATGGTGTAGACTTTCCTGGGCCTGTAGGAAAAATGTCATTAAGTGATAAATGCGGCCCATCTGTTAATCATTTAATTATACACTTGATCTCACAATCTATACATTTTCAGAATGAATCGAATAAAAGACTTTGTTTGAGAATTTTAGATAATCCTGACAAGAAAAAGAATTATAAATTCAAGTTACAGCTTGCTAGCACTGAGGCTGAAAAGAAAGATTTTTGTAGATTATTTACAACGTATAAGAGAACAGGTGATTATGAGAATATTCATTCTGCTATTATAAATGGTGCAGTATTTTTTACATCTGATGAACCTGCATTTACTTATGCAATCGCTAACAAATGCCCATGCGTCCTACATATAAGATTACCTGGGTATCATAAGTTCAGATTTTATATTCCTCCTTCAGATGGAGTAATTGGACAACTTAAGGCCGCACAAAAAACTCTGGCCTCACTTGTATCTGATACTGTAGAACTTCAAAGTCTATTTAGTATAACTAATACATTTTACGATGGGTTTATTACAAATATCAATGCATCACTTTCTGCACGAATAAGTCTAGTAAAAGGAGATCAAGGTGATCTAGCAATGCTAGGTGAACTATTGCGGTATCTAATTCTTAAGAATTTAAATTCTCAGACGGATCTTAATAAGAACCTTATAGAGGCTGCTGACATAAAAGATGCCATACGTGGTATTATAAAGGAGCTTGATTTAAAATATGTTGAAGGTAAAATAAATGCTATAGTAAATTCTGCAAGTTCAGCACTTAGTGGGGGTGGGGGTGAAGCTAGCAGTGCTATTCCTATTAATGAGGAACAAATAATAGAGATTAAGAAAAATATAGACACAATGAAGAGTAAGGTAGACGGTATTCATACGGGTGAATTGACAGGGAAATTGGCAGAAATACGCCAATATATTCCTAAGAAATTTCTTGTCGGCAATAAGGAAGTATATTTTAAGGATTCAGCCATGTTTAAGGAAGTAACAGATAGCACTGGCCTTTTCTTAATTACAGCCGCACCTCAAAGGAAATATAGATTTAATGCAGTTGCATTATTACCCCATTATAACGAAATCGTGGATTCTATACAGGTAATTCAGAAGAATATAAGATTAATCAAGTTAAGCGACAAAGAATCTTATCGTAAAAAAATAATATCTACACTGCATGATGCTATAGGTGATTATGTAGGTGATATGGGCGACCCAGTTGCTGCCTTATTTTCTGGAAATACCCTTCCAGGAAATTTAGGAGAACTAATTTCTGGATTTGCTAGTGAGGAATATAGACAATTTCAAGCATTATGGGTTGCACCAAGGGCTGCACAAGGGGCTCCAAAGGAAATGAAAGGTGGTTCATTTACTAACAAGAAATCGGGGAATACTACACGAAAAAATAAGAAGATTGACTATAATGAACTATATACAAGGCTATGTAAACTAAAGGTTAAACATGTTCCTTATGGCCTTACAATCGAAGAATATGCCTCATTATTTGTAGAACGCCTTATAATAACTGATGTTCTCTATCGTGAAACTCCAGAGTATAAGAGCAGAATGTTAAACGATCCTGTTCTCCAGCCAGCTGCACCAACAAACATAGAAACACTTAATGAGGTTAAGCCATTACCAGTTGAGGATGTGCCATTACAAGTTGGCGGTGATATGACGAATCCTCAAAAAGAATACTGGCAGGGTATATTTTGGGATTATATTGAACCATTTTTTAGAAAAAATATTATTGAACCCCATGAACTTGAAGGTGAATTTGATAGAGGCAGATTTTATGCAGCATTAGCTACAATTAAAGCTGCTAAAGAAGCTCAAGCTCAAGCGGATGAAAGTGCGGAAGCTGCTGAAGCTGCTGCTGATGATAGTCAAACTAATGCTCGAACTAGAAGAAGATTAGATAGGGCCGTTGTTATTGCTAAAGCCGCTGCAGATAAGGCCGCAGCTGAAGCGGCTGTACATCTAGAAGCTGCGGAAGCTGCCGAAGAAGCAGCACATGAAGCTACAATAAAAAATAAAACAAGATATTATATTCAACGATCAATAGTTGGAATGACATTTATAGACGACTATCTATGTATGTTAGAAGAAATTGCTGGATCAGATATTGAAATGACAGTTATTAATAGAGATAGACCTGATGCAAGATCCTTAATTCAAGTAGCAAGTAATATAATTAATAAACTATTTGAATATCACCGTCTCATAATTAATAAGAGTCATTATCTATATATTGCAAATAATGTTCAAGGGACAACATATCAATTAAAAGATATAAAAAGTATATTTAATAATCCTAGGGTATTTTCAAATGATCTCACACCTGGATTTTTTAATACAATGACACTGATTTTAGAATATTTTGAACATCTAATTATAGTTAAACCAATCAAGGAATTGAATAAGTTAGATCATGACGTTAATAGTGCATTTTTAGACTATATGGACAATGTGTATCCTTATGGAGAGCCAGGTGGTGGAGCTGCTGCTGCTCCTGCAAGCGGGGCAAAGGGTGGTTCATTTAAAATAAAGCCAAAGGCTCACAGAAGAAAGAGGAATGGCTCACCTCGCAGAAAATCTCTGAAGCGTAAATAGAATGTCCGATTTAATCATGGGTCAAATGACCGGCCTTACGAATACTCAACTCCTACAATATTCTGGTGCCGGCCGTGTCTTTTTACGTATTCAGGCTTTTAATAAAGATATAAGAAACAAGAGAATTGCTGGAAATAAAACACTTTCCTATTACATGTTTGCAGATTATGCTGAAAAGAGCGCATACAGAATAGGGCAATTTGTTCTAACACAAAACGATCCAGTCGGTGCATCAGCAGGATTATACGATGACGTAGATGAAATTTAATTTTCACACTTGAATAATAGAATGTCTGCTAATTCAAGAACATGTGCCTGCACAACTCAACAATACGATCAAATTATCTTTGATTCCGTAGCATATCAGAATTCTGCCAATACTGTCTACCAAGCAAAAAATTCCATCGTAACCGCATCAACAAATGGAACACTTGGAAAGCAAGCAACTGGTAATCCCACCTTCAAGACCGCCAATGAGCGTATGCAATATCTACTTGGGGCGCAGAACCAAGCTGGCTGTGGCGTCCCTAGAAAAGCCTTCAACCTCGGATCCAACTAAATGCTTATCTACAAACACTTTTGGAGACATACTATGTTTCTGCAAGCGTTCCTTCGTATGTTTCTGCCAATGAACCCACCAGAGCCCCCAGGCCTCAATAAAATGCTTTTCCATGTAAATGGTCTTGTCCATACCGTTGTCCTCATGAAAAATAGTATTCATTTTTTACACTTAATTACTTAGCTTCCGGCGTTACTTACGCGACCTCCCTGTCATTGTTGCCCTGAACGCAGTAAGCCACTGTGTCATTGCATCAGATGGTGACCACGTAGCCTTCTTTGCTGTCGCATCATACGTTCCCAGCTTAATTGGCGCCGCCACTGTGGCAGCATCAGAATTCAGAGAACTCCCATGCTGAAAGGCGAACATACTACCATCCTTCAGATGGACAGGAATCCCATCAATAATCTCAACTCCGTGGCTTGGCATACCATGTATCTGCAGTATGCCACATTCATTTTTTGGAGTTAAACCCACTGCAAAATTGAACTGGCGCCCTGCATTGGCAATGCTTACACCCCCCAAGATGCAGTCGTCCATTAACATGAATATTGGAGATATCAACGAGGAGGGCACCATTGCCAGTTTTACTCGCAAGGGATTTACTCTCGCCAAGTGCCTTCTTGAGCTACTGGCAAACTGCCTCGACTCCCTGGAGAAGGTGCAGCCTCCTGCAAACTTTACCAAGAAGATTGTCTGTGATGTGAAGCGGGACTATATTACCCTCATAGACAATGGCGCCGGCATGCTTCTTAATGCGGTTAACTACATGTTCTCCTTGCAGCGCTCTAACCATGCAGGCGATACTAGTCGTGGTGTCTCTGGTATTGGTGGCAAGGCTGCGCTTTCAATTCTGAGTGAGAAGACTGAGGTCCATATCTATACTCATGCGATTGGTGGACCATTCCTTCATATCTGTGCACCCTGGGACCAGATTCATGCGCAGCGTGTTTACACTGGGATGATTAAGGTTACTGAGATGACTGCAGCAGAGAAGGAGGCCTTTACGAGGGAGCGTCAGAACAATGGGATGCTGAATATGGGCGAGGTGCATGGGACGACAATTCGATTTAAGAATAACGACCATCTTGCTAAAGTCATTGAGGCAAACTTTGCCTCAATCAATGCGGACCATGCTTTTAAGAATCCGCTTGACCGTGCAGGCATCATCTTTGGTCGTGACGCGGTAGAGATCATTTATACGAACGAGAATGCGCCATCTGAGCCTGCACGCCTGAAGCAATATGACTACTTTGGTGCTCCTGATTCTGAGTTCTACACTGGAAAGAGCGAGAATACCATAATTCATTGGTATTGTCCGAGGGATGATTCAGACCGATTTGTCCTTGAGAAGGATGGTAAGCAGATGGAGATTACACAAACGGGGCGCGGATTCAGTAAGGAGCCTGATGTGTCTACGCGCAATATGACTGGGTATCACCGTGTAGGGGAGTATATGGTTCTGTGTGGTATGCGGATTGATACGAGCGTATTTGATCCGAGTTCTCCTGTGGAAATCACGGGCGGTGTTAATCCTGGCACCATGAATACCGAGCATCTTGGTGAGGATGTTGCAGATTGCACCAAGTTTCTCTGGTCCATGAAGGCCGTGCGCAACAACCAGCTCATTGGTCTAATTGACAATCCCTCTATTGCTCTTGGTTCTATGCGCGGTGGTGGTGAGCTGCAGATTAGTGCAGTGCTTGTTCAGGTTGAGATTAGGTTTAATCCTCTGAGCGCACACGATAACCGCCAGGATCGTGTTATGGGGATCCAGGAGAATAAGAACCAGTTTGATGGAAATAGTGTTCCCATCCAGCTGAGGCGTCTTGCAGACTACTTGCGTAAGGAGAAGGCTCGCGAGGTGCGTCAGTATGTCGAGCGCCGTCTGGCTTCCCTTGCTCCTGCGGCCCCTCCTGTTCCCACTGCGCCTCCCCCTCCTGTGCCCGCTCCCGCTGTGCCTGCCCCTCCTACACCCGCTGCGCCCCCCTCTCCTGTGCCTGCTGTGCCTACTCCCGCTGTGCCTGCTCCCGCTGTGCCTGCCCCTCCTATTCCTGCCCCCCCTCCTACTCCTGCTGTGCCTGCTCCCGCTGTGCCTTCGGG